GAATCTCCAGCTGAAATAGCCCGTTGAGATTGAGGCCAATCAACTAAATCAAGAAAGTAGGTGATACGCGAACCCGACAATAGCCCCGCCGAAGCGCCCGCCAAGGTGGTAACGCTGACACCGTTGAAGAATCGGAATCCATCAACGCACTTGAGGGTTACGCTTGAGGTTTCACTCACGCCAACTTGAAAATTTGTGTCATAGCTTTGAATGTACCCCGCAAAAAGTGGATACTGAACGCCCTCATATTCGCCCCAAATGCGGATTTTACGCAATGGAACTAACTTGCCGTAATAGGGAGATGCAGGGTTGCTTGGGTTATACGCGCCCGTTGTATCCTCAAGAACAACTGTTGCTGAACCCGCTTCAAATTTGTCCAAGATACGGTTTCGACCGCGCCTAATTCCAACGCGCAAAATAGTATCTGAAATGTCGGCGCTATCATCGGCATCGGCTAACTGACCCGTGCCAAGTTTACCTTTGATGGTATCGCCTAAAGTGAAAGCGGTTGAAACAAATGCAGGGCCATTTGTGAAATCAATGCTCGCCTTGAGCTGCGGTAGTCCTGCCATTAGAGGGAAATCGCAGACAATGTGATTGATTTACCTGATTGTTGGAGTCCAAGAAGTTGATCGCGAATTACTGCAACCAAATCGCCTTCGCTGATAACGCTACCGCCAACATTAACGGTGATGTTTGAACCGCCCATTGCACCCATTTTTGAAAGTGGGATTACCGCTTCAGGGCCAGCCTCACCAATTAAAGAAAGAGTTGGTGAAGTTACAATGCCGCCTGTTGCTAATGCAAGAACGGAACCTCTTGGTGGCACATAGATAGGCTCATTATCGCCGCCGCCAAAGTCTGGTGGAATTACAGGCAGAATTTCAGGTGGAATTACGGGTGGAATTACGGGTGGCGTGATAACTACTGAATTGGCAGCGGCGACTGCTGCTGCGTAAGAGGCGGCTGCGGCTGCTGCCGAAAACCAACCAACGGCGGCGGCATCTGAACCCGCTGTGATGCTTGGGTCATAAGTGAAAACACCTTCGGAAATTTCTTTGTAGGCTTCAACGCTACCGTAAGCCAAAAGCCAAGCGCCTTCAGCTTCAACAGGGGCAGCAAATATGCTTGGGTCATAACCAAATTCTTCAAGAATCTTTCCAAGATATTTTTCAACCTCGGCTTTAGTTAATCCCCATTGATCGCCAAGATTTGTAATTTCACTTACATCAATTTTTCCATCATCTGCTGCCGCAAATGCTAGTGCATAATCTTTAACTTGTTTTTCGGTTAAATTCCATTTGCCTTGAAGATTGACAATTTCAGCATCCGATAATGTGCCATCATTTAGCGCGGTGAAGAAATCAAGATACTTTGCTGCCTCTTGATAAGTGATGCCCCAAGTTTCAGCTAAGAAAGCAACATCTGCGCCATCAACTTTTTTGTCACCAACTGAAATAATTGTTTGAACATAAAGTTGCGCGGCGCTAGTGGTAATCCCCCACTTGGTGGCAAGTAATTCAAACTCAGCAGGCGTGATCTTAGTGTCAGCAAGCGCGGTGAGAATGTCATTGTAGCGCATTGCCGCTTCGGCGGCAGCGTTGTTTTGTTCAATTTCAAACTTGCGAGCATCAACAAAGGCAGCAAATCTTGCTTGTTCAGCAATTTGACCTTGTTTAATTAAGTTTAGGCGAGCCGCTTCAAGTTGAATTGGGTCATCTTCATTTCTTGCTGTTGCTCCTGCTTTAGTAAGGGCGGCTTGCGCTTTAAGACTTGCTTCCTTTTTCTTAGCTTCTATTGCGGCATCGGCAGCGGCTTTCTTTGCTGATTTAGCAGCAGCAATTTGAGCTGCTGTTAGTTTTACAACAAGTTTTTCAGTTGATGTATAAACTCGATTTGCTGACATTGAGTAATTGCCGATTGCAGATGTTTGCTCATCTATGGCAATTGTTGCACCCTGAACCGATTTTTGAACCTTGTTCATTTGGTTGTAGAAAATTACTGCTGCTGCTCCACCGGCAATAAGGCTCACGCCTGCGGTTGCAAATCCCGTTGCAATTGCTGCGGTACTTGCTGCGGCTGTTTGAGCAGTTAGAGCAGTTGTAACTAAACCAATGGCTGCAACTAAACCTTGGATGCCTGCGGCAATTTTACTGCCAACAAAAATTCCAGCAAGGATTGCGCCAAATACTTTAAGTGTTCCGATGTTGCGTGAGATGAATCCAAAGAATTCACCCAATTGTTTAGTAACAACTTTGAGAACTTCAAAGATATTTTTTAAGCTGTTGGCAATTTTATCTTTATTTGCATTTGTCCACGCTTCAAGCGCAGGCAAAACATTTGTTTGAATGTATGTGGCAAACTGAGTAAGAACAGGCAACAGGGCATAACCCAAAGTTTCAAGAACTTCGCCGTAGGCTAATTTCAAACCTTCAAGGCGGCCTGCCAAAGTATCGGCAGCGGCAGCAGCAGCGCCACTTGAGGCTTTAGCAACCACATCAAGAGCTGTGGCAAAGTCTTTAGATTTAACGGTGTTCGCTGAAATCTCAGGAAAGAGCTTCTTTAGTGCGCCAATGTTGCCACCGTAAGCCTTGGCAAGTAACTTTGAGGCAGTAACTAAATCAATTTGCTTATTCGCTGCAACATCAAGGGCAACGCTTTGAAGTTTCTGCGCATCCGTAATTGACCCGGTGGCGGCAGCGAGTGCCGCTAACGATGGCCTCAATTGGTCATCGGCAACTGAGAACAATTTTTGTTGCTTGGTTATGTAATCTTCGACCGAAGCAATAGCTGAATCGGTAGCGCCAACGGTATTGCGCAAAGAATTAGCAAGAAGTACCTGCGATTTTTGATCTTCAATTGCAGCTTGAACTGCATCTTTGCCAATTTTAACGGCGAACGCTGCTGAAGCGGCACCTGCAAGAGCAAATGCTTTGCCTGCTTTTTTAGCAAAAGCATCAAAATTCTTGCCCAATTTGGCAATATCTCTTTGAGCTGCCTTTGAACCTTTGTCAGAGTATTGGCTAACTATTCGGGCTACTACTGCTCCAATTGCCATTGATTAGCCCTTCTTATTTGTGTTTAAGTGCCGCTGAAGTGTTTTTTCTGCATCTTCAAGTGCATCTGCAATTTTCTTTTCAATCTCGGCTTTGCTTTTATCAACAACCGACCAAATAAGGCGTGAGGCTTTACTGAACCAATTAAGATTTTGAATAAATTGCCCGCTGCCACCTAATCGCCCGCCAACTTCAAAGATAACACCTGCGGCTGATTTATTGATCAAAGCACCTGCCGAAGTTGTGTAATCTGCGCGAACTTTACCTTGGGCGCGAGTTGAAACAATGCCTGTTTTGATTGCGCCCGTATCCCAAGCAGGCCAACCTTTGCCACCGCGAGAAGTCTTGCTTGGGTTCTTTGGTTCAACCTTACGCCATCCGCGCATTGGAGTATCTGATTGCGAGCTTCCAATTTTATCAACATTGCTGCGAGCTTGATCTCTTGCCTGGCGAAGTTCAGCAGAAATCACTTTGTTAAAGCCCTTGACGGCATCTTCATCAAATTTTTTCAATGCCGCCAAGGTGTCTTTAACACCGATTAAAACCAATGCTTTTTCAGCCATTATTTACTCCGCGCTTTGTTGCGTTCTTTAATGTAGGCAACGATTGCTTCCAAGACACCATCGGGTGCATCAAGTAAAGCCGTTGGAGATAAGCCCGACTCCACCGCGATTGCTGCTATTGAATAGGTCAGGCTATCTCGGTGGATTCGGAATTTGGGTCTGTAAGCAACTCAACTGAAACTAATTCGTCAAGAAAACCGTTACCAAAAGGTTTTACAACTTTGCCGCTTGCGGCAAGAGCTGCGTGTCCAAGGTAGTAAATGTGTTCTAGCTTTTGTTCCTCGCCAAGTAACTTAGCAAATCCCTTGCCAAATTTTTGCTCAAAACCAACGATGATTCGGGGAGTCAGCGAAAAGACTCCCTCGAAACCATCAGTTGTTTTAACCTTTATTGATAATCCATCCATTTATTTTCCCCCTTGTTTGATTAGGATGTTGCTTTTGTAATTACGCCTGAAATTGGCCAAGTAACTGAAGCGGTGGCAAGTTCGCCAACGCCACCGTTAAGTGGTGTCCATTCTGAGATTAAAACTGAGAATGTGTATGAAGGATTTGTTGGGCTTACTGCTCCATTGACAGGTTTGACAACGCAATTCACGGCTGTTCCAAGCAAAGGATAAATTACTTGTTCAACACTTGATGTTGCAAAATCCTGATGAAACTCGAAGGTCGCAGAATTGTCAGCCAATCCAGCCACCCGGGTCTTTGCGGTTTGTCCGAAACTGGTGGTTTCAACGATGTCAAAGCTAGTTGAAAGACTTATGTTACTGATGTGGTCACTCAAATCTGAGTTTGTACCGAATACAATTTGAGCATTATTTAATACTAATCTTGGCATTTTAGATTATCGCCTTTGTGATCGCGCCTGATATAGGCCAAGTTACGGATGCGGTTGCGAGTTCACCAACTCCACCGTTAAGTGGTGTCCATTCAGAAACAAGTGCTGTGAAAGAATATGAAGGTGATGTTGCACTTACGGTTGAAGTTGGTGATACCACTATTGTAGTGGTGCTTCCCAAAAGTGGGTAGATGGTTGCTTCAACATTTGAAGTTGCGAAGTCTTGGTGAAATTCTAAAGTCACGGAATTATCTTGCAAGCCGGCAACGCGGGTCTTTGCCGCTGTTGAAGAAAATGCTGATGTTTCAATGACATCATCTGATCTTGAAAGTGAAACTGAAGCAATATGATCGCTCAAATTGACTCCATTTACTGTCACCTTCGCATCTGTTAATACGATTCTTGCCATTTATTTGGCTCCTTCTTGAGTTGTTACTGGCTTGATTGACGGTGTTGAATCTGACTTGATATGTAAACCTTCAACAAGTGCTTCAATGTTCACACCTGCTTCAAGTAGTTCTTTTTCGGTGAGGGTGTCACCTTTGCTTTTTCCGCAAACCTCTAAATCTGAGGTTACTGTGTAGCTCATTTGTTTCTCCTTATCCCCAAATTGTGAGGCGGTAGCGGTACGATAAATAAAGATTGCCTTGCGAGTCATAAGTTCCTGATTCGGCGCTTAATACTCGCAAAGTTTGAACTGCGCCCCCTAAGGTACGGTCACCTTCAAGTGCGGCTTTGATTGAACCTGCTCCGCTGCCTGCAAGGTAAGCATCTAACTTATCTTGACCCGAACGGGCATCAAAGCGTTGGACAATCACATAAATATCAACATTTGCTTGGTCTAAACCTCGCGCATTGTCAATATCAAATGTGAAATCTAATTGCCCCACGATTGCGCAGGGTGGCGTTGGCACCTCAGGTATCAAGTCAAAGGCGCGAAGCCCTGAGATGGTCTGTAAACGGGTTTTAAGCCCATCTCTGACGGTGCTTACATTCATTTAGCAATACCATTCTGCTTGCGGAATGGGCGAACAAGTGCC